AGGCTGCCCGCTGCGCAACCGCCCAGCGTCCGACAGTGTCGATGCTGACGACCTGATCGTGAACAACAAGGCCACGGACCTGTCCAGCGCCCTGCGCGTCACGCATCGGGTGACCCTGAAGCCGTCGACCGTGAAGCGCCTGCAGATACTGGGCGTCTACCGCGACGTCGAACTCTCCACGCCCAAGGAGATCACCGTCGACGCCGCGCAGGAAGCCAAGGCATCCCAGCAGGGCATCTCGGTCAACGTGGCCAACCCAGAAGACCGCGACCGCGAAATCTACGAGGTCTACTGCGAACTGGACATCAAGGGCTACGAGCACAAGCACAAGGGCAAGCCGTCCGGTCTGGAAATCCCGTACCGGGTGACCATCGACATCTCGTCGCGCGAAATCCTGAGCATCGTACGGAACTTCGATGAAGACACCGAAGCTCTGCCGGAAGCGCGGACCACGTTCGTCAAGTACACGTTCGTTCCGGGGCTGGGCTTCTACGATATCGGCCTGCTGCACATCCTTGGCAACACGACCAACGCCGTGACCGCCGCGTGGCGCGAACTGCTCGACGCTGGCATGTTCGCCAACTTCCCCGGCTTCCTGATGTCGGACAGCGGAGCGCGCCAGAACACCAACGTGTTCCGCGTCCCGCCGGGTGGTGCCGCGCTGGTGAAAACCGGTGGCCAGCGGATCGGCGATGCGATCATGCCGCTGCCGTACAAGGAGCCGTCTTCTGCCCTGATGGCACTGACCGAGAACATGGCGCAGACTGGCATGCGTGTCGGTGGGACGTCCGAGCTTCAGGTCGGCGAGGGCCGGTCCGACGCACCGGTCGGCACGACACTGGCGATGATCGAGCAGGCCATGAAGGTGCTGAACGCTGTGCACAAGCGCATGCATTCGGCGCAGGCCGAAGAGTTCACGCTGCTGGTCAAGTGCTTCCGCGAACACCCCGAGAGCTTCTGGCAGCGCAACCGCAAGCCCAGCGTCCAGTGGGACGAGCAGAAGCTGATGCAGGCCCTGACCGACGTGGAACTGGTGCCTCAGGCCGACCCCAACACGTCCAGCCACGCCCAGCGCGTCATGAAGATCATGGCCCTGAAGCAGCTGCAGGCAGCCAGCCCGGCCCTGTACGACGAGGTCGCCGTGGACAAGGCTGCCCTGAAGGCCATTGGCTGGTCGAACCCCGAGCAGTTCCTGAAGCCCGAGAGCGCCCGCAACCAGATGCCGCCGGAAATGATGAAGGGCATCGAGGAGATCAAGATCGCGCACCAGAAGGCTGACGCCGACACGATGCGCGCTCAGGCCGCCATGACCAAGGCGCAGCAGCCTGCCGCACCGCAGGGTCTGGCTGGACCTGCTGGCCCGCACCCGATGGAGCTTCAGGCCAAGCTGATGGGTGAGCAGAACAAGGCCAAGCAGATGGAAATTTCTGCCCGGCGCGACGCCATGAACGACGAGAACCGCGATCTCGACCGCGAGAAAGACCTGCAGTCCAAGCAGATGGACATGGACCGGGACCAGATGAACGATGCCGTCCGGATGCAGCATGAGCGCGACATGCAGCAGCAGGATCACAAGGCCGACATCCTGAAGCTTGCCATGCAGGTTCAGGCTAAAGGGAAGCGTGAAAAATGAACGACGGCGACAAGGCGATCCGGGCTGCCAAGCTGACCCTTGGCGGCATGCTTGAAAAAGGCCGGGCCAAGCAGGCGCAGGAACGCGCCCCCGGCCAGATCGCCCCGTCGAAGTACATGCCCGGCGTCCCCAGAGCGGTGCATGCCGCCGGGGGCTACGTGCCAGCACCGATGATGCAGGGCACCCCCCGGCTTGCCGTTGCCAAAGCACCCATTCAGGCACAGCAGTCGGACGCTGACGTCCTCGCATCCCTGTCCAGCCTGACCGACACGTTCAAGTCCTTCAAGGGTGGCGAGGACGCGCCCCCCGCCGCAACCCCGGAGCCGCACGCTGGGCGGGCTGAGGCGCATGGGTATGGTGAGGGCATCAGTTCCGACGCAGCCAAGGCTATGGCGGCCCTGCAGGGAGCGTGGACCGGTCAGGACTTCGGCATCGTCAGCGGATACCGCGACCCGAAGAAGAACGAGGAAGTGGGCGGCGCAAAGGGCAGTCAGCACATCCACGGCAACGCCTTCGACGTCGACACGACCGGGTGGCCCGAAGAAGACAAGCTGGCACTGGCGACGCTGGCGCGGGAGCAGGGCTTCAAGGGCTTCGGCTTCTACGACAACAACATGCACTTCGACGTCGGTGGCCAGCGCGTTTGGGGTCCATCCTTCAGCAGCGACAGCATCCCCGAGTGGGCGCAGCCGTGGTATCAGGACTACATGGGATACGCCGATGGTGGTGAGGTCGCCGATCTGGGGCAGGCCCGCGAACAGAAACAGATCAAGCAATACCACACCGGCCTGATGGGTGACGTCAAGACCGGCATGAACAGCATGATGGAAGCGCACCAGAAGGCGCTCGATGCTGGCGTGTTCGACGGGTACGAGGTGGGTGACGTCCTGCAGGGCAGTGCCCACCCGATGCGGATCACCGGCAGGTTCATGCGCAAGTGGAAGCCCAGCCCCATGACGCTGCAGAGCTTCGACCGGATGGGCACGAAACCCACCATCATCGAGCATGAAGACACCCAGTACATCCCGATGCTGCGCTATGAGACGGGACAGGAAGGTACTGAAGGCTGGCAGTCTGGCGATGCCTACCTCGATGGCGTCAAGGCTGCAGGCTACCAGAAGATGGGTGGTCTGCGTTCCGTGAAGGCTGATGGTGGCGCTGCCATGTTCGAAGGTATCCACCCAGACCTGCAGAACGAGCAGGGAAAGCCGATGGACCTCTGGCACGGCACGCCGGTCGAGGGTGGTTTCGATGCCTTCAGTAACGACAAGTTGGGGTCGGGGCGCGATCCGGGCTTCTATGGCCGTGGACACTACCTGACACCTGATTACGACACGGCGGAAAGCTACGCTGACCCAAGTGAAATGGGCGGCGGTAAGGTCATGGGGCCTTTGCATGCTGCGCTCAAAAACCCGTTTGTCTGGGACATGTCCGACGAAAACAAGGCGTACTCGACGAAGAAGTCTCTTGAGGAAATGGGGATCAAGCGTGAGGGTAAAATGGACCCTTGGGACAATCTTCAAAGCCACGAGATCAGCAAGTTCATGGAGCACATGGGGAAGCGCGGTCACGATGGCGTGATTGTCAAGCAGCCCAACTGGCAGGATGGATCGGGATCGCACGTCAGCGAAATCGTGGTCTTCAAGCCTAACGCTATCAAGCATAAGAACGCCGAAGTCTTCGACCCGAACGACCCTCGCATCATGCGCGCCGGTGGTGGCCGCACGATCACCGACCATGGTCTCTACTCCAGAGCAGCCGAGATCATCCGGGGCCTGCCGCAGGAGAAGGGCACGGTCGACCAGTACATCGCCGCCGCGAAGAAGCTTGGGGCAAAACCGTCAGAACTTGAGCATGCCGGTCGCCCCGAGGGTGACAAGATCAGCCGCGAAGACATGGCCAAGCACTTCGACCGGAACCTGCCGAAGATGGAGGTTCACCAGTATGGCGAGAACCCCAGCTACCTTTCTCGGGAGCAGGAGAAGCGCCTCTATGCCCTTGGCGACAAGAAATGGCAGTCCGGGCGCGGCGGTGAGCCTCTGAGCGAAGCGGAGGAAGCAGAGCACGCTCTCCTCACGCGCCGCACCAAGGGGCCTGAGGTCAAGTACGAGAGCAATGAATACAACGAGGACAATGAGCCTCGTCCAACTGAATACGAGGGATACAATCTTCCGGGTGGCATAAACTATCGGGAGCGCCTGCTGACGCTTCCGGAAACCAACAGCGGGAATGATTATCGATCCAGCCACTGGAGCGACAACGACAACGTGCTCGCCCACATCCGCATGCAGGACCGCACGATTGGTGGTGATCGTGAAAGCATGCGTCCCATCGTTCAGAAGATTGCCGAAGACATGGGTGCGGGCGTCAGGGACCTGTCCTCCGGCTCTGCTGAATATGCCGTCAAAAACAAGCTGATCACGCCTGAAGAGGCCGCTTCCCTTTCCCGCTTCATGGGTTGGACGAGCAGCCCGTACCACAGCAAGCCCGGCCTCGACAAGCGCGTCCTGCACGTCGAGGAGATGCAGTCCGACTGGGGCCAAGAGGGCAAGAAAGCCGGGTTCTACGACCCCAAGAACCCGTACGAAATTTTCAACACAAAGACTGGCGAGACCCTCTCCAAGCACCCCAGCCAAGATGCAATGTGGGACGCCTACCGCAGCATTCCGGAAGATCAAGCAGCCGGTCTGGATTACGGTCACGCGCGCCACACCAGCGAGAAGAAACCTGCCGCCCCCTACGTCCATAACACCCAGCACTGGACCGATCTGGCGCTGAAGAACGTCCTGCATGAAGCCGCCATGGGGAACTACGACCACGTCGTCTTCACCCCCGGACAGGCGCAGGCGGATCGATATGGGCTGGATAAGCATCTCGACAAGCTTGTCTATGATCCGGAAAAACAAACCCTGCATGGACACAAGGGCAGCAGGGCAAACGTTTTCTACAAGGACAACGTTTCTCCGGAAGACCTGCCGAGCTATATCGGAAGTGATGTTTCCCAGCGCCTCCTGCATCCCGACAATAAAGCATTTGGAGTTCATACGCTTGAGGGCGATGATCTAAAGGCTGGCGGCCAAGGCATGAAGGGATATTACGACAATATCCTGCCGAAAAGCGTCATGCGTCTGGCCCAGCAGCACGACCCGGACATCAAGCCGGGCAGCATGCCGCTGTCTGACGAATACACCGGGTTCTCGATCCCGATGACGGACAAGCTGAAGCAGGGCATCCTTGGTGGTCAGACCGCGTTCAGGCGGGGCGGCATGGTAGAAAAGGCCGATGGAGGGCCGATCAATGGTCAACAAGATATCGCAGGAACACCTCAAGCACGCCCCCAAGCGGGAGAACTTCCAGTCTCAGGAGGAGTACGAGGAAGCGGTGGCGTTCTTCCGGCACAGGGTGAAACACCTCTCGAGGGTCTCCCCCAAAACATCCGCATCCCGCTAACTGGTGGGTCTCTGCAAGCTGGACCGGACCCGCGTATCCGTGAGATCGCCCGCCAGTACATGGCGTCGTCCGGTCTGCCGTACAATCCGCCAGCCAAATACGCCAAGGTCGACCCCGGTCGCGCCAAGCGCATTGCTGCAGCCTACGAGGCCATGCCGGACAATCCGGACGACCCCCTGACGAAGGCTTCGTACGCCGCTCTGGCGAAGGAAACCATGGCTCAGTATCAGGCAGCCAAGGCCGCCGGGTTCAAGGCCGAGTTCTGGCATCCCAGCAAGCAGGAAGACCCCTATCTGGCCTCGCCTCGCCTCGCCGTGGAAGACGTCAGGAACAACCACCACATGTGGGTTTACCCGACCTATGCCGGGTATGGCAGCGGCGAGATCACGGACGAAGACGTGCAGAAAAACCCGATGCTGCAGGGCACCGGAGAGCACTGGAATGGCATCCCCGTGACGGTGAACGACGTTTTCAGGGCGATCCATGACTACTACGGCCACGCCAAAGAGGGCGTTGGCTTCCGCGCCGACGGAGAAGAGAACGCTTGGCGTGCCCATGCCTCGATGTTCTCGCCCCTCGCCCGCATGGCCATGACAAGCGAGACCCGTGGGCAGAACAGCTGGCTGAATTATGGCCCGCATGGCGATGCAAATCGGGGTGCCCGTACGGAAGACACCGTGTTTGCGCCTCAGAAGGTCGGCATCATGCCAGACTGGGTCCATCACGAAGGCGCTGAGGACTTCATCCGTCCTGAGGACGTCGCCGAGATGAAGCGTGCGCGCACCAAGCACAGTGCTGACATCGAGAAAGCGCTGGCCGTCACGCGCAGCTTCACGAAAGATGGCAAGACTGCTACTATGAAGCTGAAGCTCAAGGAGTGATGGCATGTCGGACACCGTGAAGCGCGCCATGGATTTGGTGTCCAAGTACCAAGACCCTGCCAGCAAGAAGATGAAGGGCTTTGACTGGCGTCCCCTGAGAGACGTTCAGGAGAGCCTTGGCGGCCTGCCGGAAATCCCCAGCCACGTCGAGAAGTTCGGATCGTTCATGGACGAGACCGCGCGCAGGGCCGCAACGACGGGGCTGGAGCCGCGTGACCTTCTGAAGGCATACCTGATCACCAGATCGTCGATCCAGCGCCGTGCGCAGGACGTTGGGCGCATTCGTGCGGCAGGTCTCGACCTACCTAAGGGCATGACCGGGACCATCCGGCCTGAGGGTGCCATGGGCGAGTGGCTCATGTCCCCCATGGGGCAGCGCTACCTGAACGCAGCTGAGAACGGGAAGGTCGACGAAGAGGCTGTTGCGCATGCTCAGCAGGTCATGAAGCCCTTTGGACTGAGCGCTGAGAGCCAAGCTCTGCCTTGGGCGGCCCAAAACCTGCCCGGACGGCACAAAGAAGTGTCCGATCTTGTCGGTCGCGCCCTGAATGGCAAGAGCGACCCGGCGGAATGGCGCAATTTTAGCAAGGGGCTGCACGGAATTGGCACCGCAAAGGCAGGTTTCACTGCTTCCCTGCTTGGTCGGGGCGATCAGCCGACGCTGGACGCCCGTCAGGTCATCCTGCAGACTGGAATGCCGACGTCTGAGGCCAAAAAACCGATGGCAAAGGCCGGATATGAGGCTGTTGACCGCCTTGCAGCCCGCCAAACGGCCCTGAACCCGAAGATGGACAGGGGTTTGGAGCCATTCCGGCAGCATTTGACCCACCATGCCATCTGGGACAAGGCCGGGAACGAGGAAACGACCCACGATGACGTCGTGAACGCCCTTCGGAACGCCAAAGACGGCGGTCGCATTGGAAAATCTGGCGGCGGGACGTTTGGCGAGGGAAAATTCGGAGATCATGTCGTCTCGCATGCTATCCGGACCCTTGGTATCCCCGGACACGGTCTCGGTGACGTGCATCCGGAGTTCATCCGGGCGCTTCAGCAGGTTTCCACGCCGTTCAGCGACGATCCTGAGGTGGTCAAGAAGGCTCTTGCGATCTCGCAAGGCCTTGTGCCGTCCATGAGTAAGAAAAAAGGCGAAAGCACATCGTACTACAGCTATGGCCAGCCCATGGCACCAGATGAAGTGAAGGCCACCATTGGCAACATTCCCGGCGTGAAGCCCCTGCAGCAAAAGAAAATGTCGTGGGAGGATTTCTATAAGCAGGGCAAGGGTGGCACCATAATCAACGTCGGTGGTGACCGGTCCAACCTTGGCCGCCTGACGCACATCAACGGCAAGAAGCTGAACTGGGATGTCGATCTGCAGGCTGGGCCGAAGTACATGCTGGAGCCGAACCCCGGAGCAATTTGGGCCAATAGCGCAGGTCACACATCGTCGTTCAACAGGATCATCAGAGAAGCAGCAAAGAAGGGTCCGGTTTACGGAATGTACACCCCGATGGGGCCTGAGAGTGCAGACCAAGCTCACCACATGTTTGATGCCCTGATGGCGCAGGTTGATACTGGCGCAATCAGCAAGAAGGATGCCAAGGACTTCGACGACATGTTGAAGGCTGGCATGCACGCCAAAAAGGCAGAAGAGCGACCAAAGTTTGCGGAGGCAATGAAGGGCTGGCCGGGCATCCTGAACCCAAAAGAAGCATCTGAGTTTGCCAAGACGCTCCCCGGCATTCACCGAAAGGCTGTCGTCCAGAGGATGGATTTGGCCAACATGGAGAAGAAGGGTTTCCCAAATGTCGGCATGACCCGCGCCGCCATCACCGATCCTGACCTTCTGAAGACCCCCGCAAACATGATGGGTCACAGGATCGTTGAGTTCGACCCAAGGGAGGGGCCTGCGCAAGAGAAGTCATTGGATCACGTGACCTATCAGGAAGACACTCCCGGCAAATATGTCGGCGACACACCGATGGTTCAGCGCCAGTATGCGATGCCTGATGTCACGGAGCAGATGACGGCCCGCACGGATTGGAATAAACCGGGACTGATCGTTCACCCGTACTCAAACCAAGCTTCCGGTCGATCTACATTCCGCAAAATGTTTGAAGAGCAGAAGCACACCCAGCCTGTCAACGACCGCTTTCTGGACAGCGTCATGACCGGTACAGAGCGCCAGAAAGACTACGGCCTCAAGGCTGGCGGCAAGGTCAAAAAGAGCAAGAACATTGATCGTGCTCTTTCGCTCACTTCGATGTATGCTAAGCGCCACGACCGGGACGCCGGATAACCTCAGGGGATGCAACCATGGATGCCAAAAGCCTTCGTGAGGCGATGAAAAGCAAGGCTCGTCGCCTCGCTGGAGCCTCTTCAACTAAACTGGACAGTTCAACTTTCACGCCAGCTGAGCCGCTGAACGCTGATGTGAAGACGGGCATGCGTCCGATCTCGCGCCGCGCGTTCAAGTCTGGTGGCAAGGTCGACGGTGAAGAGGCCAAGAGCAATGCCAGCCGCACCCCGCGTGGCAACATTGGACTGGCGAACACCAACCAGCGGATCGCCAACGAAGAGCGCGACGGCAAGAAGCACGTCGGTGGCTTTGCTCGTGGCGGAAGCGCCATGAAGAAGGCAGCTGAGAGGGACATTGGAGAATACGTCTCTGGCGAAGAGATGCCGTCTTACAGGGCAAAATCTGCAGGCCGGAAAGCGTTGAAGGAAATGTCTACGGCTGAAGTCCGCAAGAAGATGGGGTCCAATCGCAACATGGAAAGGCCGCCGTCTGGCCTTCCGGACATGCAGGACTTGGATGATCGCGAAAACGATCCCCGGAAATTTAAGAAAGGCGGTCGCACCGCCAAGTACATCGGTGGCTCTGCAGCTGATGCTGTGAGCGTCGAACCCCCGACGGAAGCGCCGGTGTCCAAGTATATCGCCAAGCGCAAGGATGGCGGTCGCACGGCGAAGATGGATGGCGGAACGATGCGTCCCATGCCGCGCCCCGAAGCCCCCGCGAAGATGGGATATGCGCCTGAGAAAAGCATTCGCCCCAAGGCCCGCTACATGGACCCTGAGGAAATGAAAAATCAGGACATCTTCGACCGCATGGTTACGTCCGGCGATGGCCACAAGAAGGGCGGCAAGGTCGGCAGTGACGCCGGTGGTCGGCAGCCAAAGAAAGAGGGTGGCGCTCTGAAGGCGTTGTCGCCTCTGGCGATGATACTGGGCAAGAAGAAGGGCGGCATGGTCGAAGGCTCTGCCAAGGACATGGCCGAAGACAAGGTTCTGGCCAAGAAGCACGGCATGTCGATGAAAGAGTGGGAAGGGTCGAAAGCCGACAAAGCCCACGACAAAGGCTGCACGTGCAAAGCCTGTGGTGGTGGCGTGGCCAGCCGCACTGCCCGCAAGTCTGGCGGCAAGGTCGGCAAGACCAACATCAACATCATCATCTCGCCCCACCACGACGGCAAT